TTCTAAATCTAAACTCTACGGTTTCAGGATATCTTGATGTTCCTGCTGTTGTTTTCCAATTTGATTTTATGTATTGTCCTGCCTTAAAGTCTGTGGCTCGTGTAAATTTTCTTTTGATTTCATAACTTACTCTTGTTCCTTTATCTGGTCCACCATACTCACGAACTCGTAAAATTGAACTTGGTATTCCGTAACAACTTAATAATCCTTTTATTGCTCTTTCTGTTCCCTTTGTCTTTACAAAGAAAGGTAAATTTGCTAATATTCTTTTCCATATTTCTTCAGTTACCGCTTCTTGTGATGACTCGTATACTGATGTTCCACTTGAATCATTACCTAATAAGTATTCTGGTAAGTTTAGTAAGTTGTTACCTGAATAAAAATCTAATCCAAGAGATTTTGCATATTCCCTTGCTACATCTTTTGAAATACCTTCAGATAAACTTTCCACTCGTTTGTTAACATCAGTTATGGATTTTACATATGTCCATACTTCATCAAATTGTTGTCCAGTCATATCCATAAATTCTAAAAATACATTGTTATTATCATCATTGGAAACGTGTCCTGGTAATGAATTTCTTAAGGAATTCATATTATTCTGGTCGTAGGTTGAAGCACTTTTAATCATATTGCCATACCAAGTTGTAACTTGCGAACTTGTTATAGAATATAGTGTGTATGGTGATGTTGCATTAGACTTAGGCCAAGATGTATCGTGGAATTGTCCTGCTGATGAACTCACATAAGATGAACTTTCGTAATACATATAATGTTCGAATGGGTCAAAAGAATTTTTTACTCGTTGTCTTTTCTTTTCTAAAAATTGTATTTGTGAAATAGAACTTGTTACCGTCAATAGTGATGCGCTTGCTGCACTATGACTTTCAATTAATTTTAGTTTTTCTCTAAAATTACTAACTCTTCTCTCTGCATTTGAGAAGTTTACAAAGTTTCCAAAACCCGTATCATCTATTTCATCAAATTCTGTTGTTCTTTTTTGATAATCAATGTTCGGTTGAACATCCAATAAACTTTGTGATAATATTTTTTGCTCTATCCTATTTGTATCATCTGTTACATTACTAACTAAGTTATCACGATTTTTGTAATTAGTTCCTTGAAATTCAAGTGTTGGATTATATGCTAACTCCGACTCAAATTTAGGTAATCTCATATAGATTCCTTCTTTTTCTTGCTCAACAAAAGGTTCTAATCTAATGGTGTCGGTGTAATCTGGCAACCTTTTTTCTACAAAATAAAGTCTATCAAGTAGACTAACATTATCACGAAGTGGTTGTTTTGTTTTTACAATTCTCGATTTTCCATCAACGCCCAATACATCATTTGTAACTAAACAATATTGGTCATCTTTAACCATATATGTTTTAAATCTTTCTAAATTATTTTTTCTATAAACTACTTTCCAATTTGGAAACTTTTTAGATATACCATCTTCACCAACGTGTTTTACCAAATTAACTCCGTCATTATATGACAATGAAACTCTAATACGATTACTATCTAATACTTCTGTAATGGTTGCTTTATAGTCTCTTGCTTTTAGTTTTACTGCTACATCAGCTGCCGTTGTTACTTTCTCTCTTGCTGTTGTAGATGAACCAACACCACTTTCAGTTTCAATCTCTTGGGTGGTTGTATTGACTGCAATTAATTTTTCTAAACCATCTTTTTCTAATAGTTTATTTGTTTCCTCACTTGATTGAAAACCGAGTGAAGTATCAAATGTAGAAGCTTCATCTTGTCCACTTTCAACATATTGACTAAATTCTTCTCTCAATGCTTTTACGCCGTCTGGTGGGTCTAATGGGTCAAATCCAACATCTTTAATTGGGTCCACGACAAGTTTTCCGTCAGGACTGATTTCTTCCAATACAATACCATTTGGTCCAATAACTTGAGTTACTCCATTGGCTCCTCTTGCGTTTTCAATCTGTTGGCCAAGTGTTTGTCTGACACTATTGTCAACAACAACTGCCAATGGTTGTGGCTCAACTGGATACTTTACTACTTGACTTTCAATTGGTTTAGAATATGTTCCAATTTTAATTACATCAAGAGCTTGCTCTCGTAATTCTTCTATCAATTTTTCATCTGAAGACTTAGTTTTTTTAATTTCAATTGATTCTTTTATTTGTGCTAAAGCACCACCTTGTTCATCTAACGGACTTTTTTTAATCTCTACCTTTAATTCTGTAAGGTCTGGTTTTGGTCGATTGTCGAACCTAACAAATTTTGATAAATCGGAAGTGGTTATTCCAGCGAATTCTGGCTCTACACCTGTATCTGGCAATTCAACCTGTATACTTAAATCTGGTGATATATCAACAGTTTCTGTTCTCACATCCTCAACATCACCTAATATTTCAGGTGGTGATTCTAATTGAGTGTTGGGTTGTGGTTGTTCGGTTTTTGTTGTTGCTTGAATTATCGGTGCTGGTTGTTCTACCACTTGTTGAGAAATCTGCGCAATTGTTTCAGCAACTGAATTTTTAGTTTGACCTTTAGTTTTAGTTGAAGCACCACCAACATTTCGAGTCTGTTGTGGTTCTATTCCTATAAATTTTTCTTGTGCCATTAGTATTGCTCGTTTGCTCGTTCTTGTAATGCTCCGTCCGCTAATGCTCTTTCATTTGGGTCGGGGTCATTTAGTAATATTTCAATTAATTCTGCTTCCGTATAATCTAAGAAATCTGTTGCGGCTCCAGAGTTAAGTTGTTGTTGTAGAGTTCCACCAAATTCTTCTTCAAATGTATCTACAATGTCTTCATTGTCTGTGTCTTCATTACCTGTAATTTTATACATATTTGGAATTATTATTTCTGCTCCAACCATATTCTGAGTAAACCCTCTATCCTTTTCATCAATATCAAATTCTAAAAGATACTGGTCTTGTTGATGAAAGTTTATTGCTCCTGCGCCATTTAAAGTAAGTGGTTTATACTCTATCAATTGATTGATTTCTTTAAAGTCAGTTCTGTATTCTTGGTTTGTAACTTTTTCATCTATTTCAATTTTCATCTCCGTTCTGTCGGGAGAAGTTTCTGTTAAAATATATTTTAAATCTCTTGGAAAAAGTTCAACTTCTTGAACTTTATCTGTGCCTGATGTTTTGTCACCTGACATTTTGGTGTAGTATCTTCTTACATTATCAATAATTTTTACTTTATAATCACCTGTCCAAACTTGCCCATTTCCGTCTACGAGTATTGTTCTTTCTCTACCAGCTAATCTTCTTAAAAATTTGTAAACTACTTTATATTCTCCTTCAGATAATCCCATATCTCTAAGGTGTTGACCAACATTAACATCTATAAAATTACCACCATTTTCAAATTCTACTTCACCCAATGATAAAATTTTTGTTCCCAATAAATTAGCACTGTCTGCTGATATAGAGTCTGGTGAATAAACGTGAAGAACAATAAAGTCATTTAAAGTATCTCTACCGAAACTACTATACACTCTTTGTTGGTCAAAGTATGTATTTCTTTCTGCTTGTGTAAATCCGTATTCTCTCATTACTCGTTTGCGTCTTTCTTGGTTTTGTCAGTAACGTATGGAAATCCTAATTGTAACCATATTTCTTGTCCACGTCTTATTCTGTATATATGATTTTCAATTACTTCATCATATGTAAAATTCTTTAAATCTCTTTTGGCTCTACTATATCTACTACTTTTACCAAAGATTTTACTCTTTAGTTTTAGTTTCCAATTTACAACTTTTCTTTTTTTATTGAGTCTAAATGCTTCCCAACCATCAGCGTTCTTTCCACCTTGGTTTGCCTCTTGTTTAAAGAAGTCTAATATTTTGTTATGTAGTAACTCGATTGACATAAGTGGTGTATAACTTTCATCAAAATATACATTTACAAGTTGTATCAAGTAATCTCTATTGGTTGCTTGAAATTCAACTTGTGTGTTTTGTTCATCTTCGGTTTCATCTTCACCAGTATCACCATTATCATCTTGTTCTGGCTGAAAATAATATGTAAAGGAATTGTCTAATTCACCTGTAAAAAATTGTTGTTCATTTGGTATTCTGACATTTTCTAAATCTGTTTCTGCTGAAGATGATACATTTGTAGTGCTTTGAAAAGAAATTAATTTTCCGTCTTCGCCTCGTAGTGGTTTATTGGCATCAGCTGAACCTGATATTTGTTGTTTGGCTTTTAAATCTCTGATTCTGTTTTCAAATTCTATTAAATCACTATCAAGTTGATTTCTATAAAAGTCAGATTTAAGTTTTGCTTCTTCAAGTGAATATGGCATTTTACTACCTCACTACTCTAAATTCATATTCATCATCATAGTAGTTTTCTTGCTCATCTGTTGTTCCACTACCACTAACTACTTTAACACAAAGACGATAATTTCTTTCTGCTTGTAATCCATTCATCCATAAATTAAAGTAATTACTTGTTGAATCACAACTAATTTTAGAACCTGTTCCAAATGGAATTATAGTTTCTTCTGTTTCTGCGTCTTTAACTGAGTAGAAAGCAGAAGCACTTGGTAAATACTTAATTGTTAACTCGGCTGGTGTCGCAGCAAAAGTAGTTGTTGGATATAATTCTCTACCAACTACTCTTAATTTAACTTTGCTACCCTCTTTATATTCTGTTCTTAAATTTTGAAAGTAAACTTTTAATCTTTCTAAATCTGTTGATACTAATGGTGATAAACTTCCTGTTGACCAAGAACTATCGTCCCACATAACTTCCAACTTAGGTGGATAGATTGTATGTGTTTCTCTTGAAAAGTATTGTAAGTTACCCAAACGAGTTGTGCTACTTTCATCTTTTGTTGTATCACTATTAGGGTTAAATGAAAAGTCTCTTGAACCTGTGTATAACGATTCTCTCTTAACTAAAAAACCTCTGTTTGGAAATGCAGAACTTGAATAAAGATGATTTTTAACTAAGTCAGTTACATCAATTCTTAAATCCTTTTTGTCGAAAGTTAGTTGATAAGATGAACTAACTTTATATTGTCCACCTTGACTACCTGTCCACCAAGAACCACCGTCAGTTAATGTTGAAGTGGATACCCAAGGTGTTTCATTTTCGTGGTCTCTGTATTGATAACTTACCCCATTTTGAGTTACTGGATTATGGTCAAGTTTCCCTGAACCTTGTTTCCAATCACTACCACTAACCATATAGGCAAATATGTTTTGTTCTGCTTCAACTTCTTCTGATGTTGCGTCAAATAAATTTAAATAATATTTTGCCGTGGAAGGTATTCTATTGTTTTGTATTGATTCTGAAATATAACTATAATCAAAATCAATCAATACTCTTGATACATTTGCAATTGTTCCGTCATCACTAACTACTTTGTTAATTTCTAATACTTCGTCTTGGCCAGTATTAATGGAACTTGTTGTTCCACCTGAATAAATTGTTGCGTCTCTTTTTCCAAATTCAAAATAATGCATTACATATCTCCTACTACTCTACCCTCAATGTCTGTATTGGGGTATTTGATTTCAAATATCGCTGGGTCCATTGATGGATATATAACTCCGTCTCTTGTCGCTGCTTGTAAATCATAAACATTACCACTATATCCACCTGAAACTAAGTGTTTGTTTTCAATAACAATTAAATCGTTGTTTGGATTATTATCTTTTGGTGGAACTACTGATACTACTCCGTCAACTAATGAAATCTGATATGCTAAATCACTCAATATAATTGGTTGGTTAATTTGCCATCTTTCAACTCTGAAAAATTCTCTAACTCTTGCTATTGACTGTCTTAGTACAACATTTGCATTCGTTCCTCGTTTAGTGGTAATTGCAAACCTTACTCCAACATTAATAACATATCCGTCTTTAATATTGATAGCGTCTGTTAATATTCTATATTGTGAAAGGTATGTTTTTAAATTTCTTTTGACTGCTGTATTTAGTGCTACGAGTTTTCTATTAGTGTCGTATCCTAAACAATATAAGTTTAATGCTAATGGGTTCGGTATTACATTATCATTTTTGACTTGTCTTACTTTTCCATCAATAACTTCTAATTGTCCTGCTTCTAATTGTTCATCTTGAACAATATATGCTTTTGCTATATTACCGAACTTTTGTGGTAAATTGTAACATCTTGTAATATAATCTTGTCTTGTTACTGCTCTATTTTGTGCATTAAAGTATCCTGCAGCATTTTGTTTAATTTCTATAATGTTCTCTCCACTTGAACCACCAGAAGAAGGTAAGTCGTTAAATACTCTTAAACTTTGTTCTGATGTTGTTGCATTGGCTTGATTTAAATTAGTTTTATCTAATGTATAGGTTAATCTATTGAATCTCGTAATATCGTTTGAAGGAACATTGTGTTCAATCGCACCACCATAAGTATATTCAACAGTAAGTGTTGTGTTGCTTGGTGCCAATCCAAATGTTTGTGTTTTTAAAAAATTACTTGGGTCGAATGCCTCATCTAATTTGGAAACACCGAAACCTAATGCTGAACCAACATTGTCTGGATTTGGAATTAAATCCTCATCTGCGTTATCACTAACACCTGCTCCAAACTTCAGTTCCATTCTATCATCTTCACGAACATATGTTGTAAATCTTCTGGCTGTCTTGATTAATTTTAGTAAGTAAGGTGTATCATTTTGATATGTTGATAAACTCGGGTCATTTAGTGAAGTATTTTCAACACTATCAAATACGGTATCTTGTGCTAAAAATGGAACTTCATAATATTTGTTGTTACTACTATCAGTTACTGAAATAACTTCGGTTGGTTTTGCATTTTTCAAAACTACTTTATCAAACTTTTTAGCACTTGTAAATGAAAAAGTTTCAACTGCTCTTTTACCTGATTTAGCTAATACTCTTTTTCGTAATCTAAAATTAGTAGGTGGACCGGCCGCAGCTGGTTGTAAGGTTTCTACTTCCATTGGGTCTAATGAACTCGACACTTTAAAGTTTACTGCGTCTAATAAATTGAACTCCACACCATTTCCTGCCAATACACTACTATTTGCCTCTAAAACACCTGCAAAAGTCAAATCTGGTTTTGAAACTGCAGAAGCTCCTGTGCCAGTTGTAGTTGCAGGAACATCAACCTCAACGGTTAATTCTACGGTTGAAGGTGTTGCTAAATTTGGCTTATATCCATAGGATTGTGCGATTGCCAATATGTTCTTTTTTTCTTCTGCGTGTTGTAACATTGTTTCTCTAAATTGATTATCAACATAGTAGTTCAACACATCTCCAACATACGCTGCCATTTCAATAAACATCATACCTGGTGATGCTTCATTAAAATCATTATATGAATTAGGAAAGTAAGTTTTAGCAAACTCAATAAGATTTTGTCTGATATCAGAAAAATCCCTACCAAGATAACTAACATCTTTTTTTACTATTTTTTTACTTGTTCCGTAATCTATTTCTTTTGCCATTTATATTCTCCAACTCTTAGTATTCAGCGCCCATATTAAATTGTAACAATAGCGAATCAAATGTGTCAGGTTGTAATGCTACTGAAAATTCTAGCTGAATATTCAACTGATTTGAATCGTCGACTGCACTACCTACAAATATATCGTTTATTATAATGTAAGATAATTGTTGACTAACTGCTTCTCTAATAATCTCATCAACTTTACCTGATATATCAGCTATATTTTGGTCAAATAAAATATCAATAAGATTGCAACCAAATTCCGGTTGGCCAACTCTTTCACCCTTTGTAGTGAGTAGTAGATTTCGTAGATTGGACTTTGCTTGTTCCAATACAGTTTTCGTCTGATTAAATAATCTACCTTCAACGTTAAATCCAAGTGGAAATGCAATTCCAACATATCTATCGTCATCATTATTTATTGCTTTTACAGCGTTTGTGTATGCGTCTCTATTCATTTATTATGGTCTAAAGGTTTCTTTCTTTTTGTTTATTGCTTTCATCAATCCAGAATAATCACGAGTTAGTGCATTTTGAACACCTTCTGGAACTGCGTCTACTGAAACTCCTTGTTTCTTGATTGTATCTACTGCTGCCATTTCTCGTGCCACTTCTTTATTTTGACCCCCACCTAAGTCTCCGTATCCTAATACTTCTGCCATATTATCACTACCTAATACTCCACCACCCAAACTTGGATATTCATCAGTTTCTGATGCTCCTAGTGGTTTGGTTTGGTTCAATACTTCATTTAACGCTGTGTTTTTTGAATATTGTTTTTTAGTTTTCTTGACAACCTTTTTAGGTATAGGTTTAGAAATCGTTTCTGCTAAACTGATTTCAGCTTCTTCATTAATAAATATCTCACTTAGCTGTTTTTTAACTTCTCTACGGACAACTAATTCAATTATATTTTTTAACTTATTTTTATTCATTGTTACTCCTGCTTTGTTAATTTTAAAATTTTTCCAAATGATTTCATAGTTTTTAAATCATCTTTACCTGTACTAGCTTCTGCCAAATAACCTTCAATAGCAGAGAATACTCCATTTTCTTGTGCTCTTTCTATATCTTTACCACCAATACTTTTATCTTGTGCGATAGACAAGGCATTACTGAATCCTGGTATTTTTTTTCGGTCATCATCTGATACATTTTCTAATACATTTAATAAAGATTTTCTATCACCTGTATTTATAGCGTCATTAATTTGTTGTGCATTTTCTACCACCTGTTTATTGTCTTCAACAAATTTTTCTAATTTTTCCATATTACCTTCAATGTCTTCTGCAAAAGTTTCTATGTCTCCAACTATATTTTTAAATCCACCGGGTATTGGTAGAGCTGCAGCAATCTCAGAAGGTGTTTTTGTAGTCAATACATCTTGTTCTAAAAATTCCAAATTTGTTGTTGCTTCTATAAAATCTTTTGCACCTTTTAATCCCTCTACAATTTTCTTTATTCCAATAGGACTTGGTAGTAAAGGAACACCTGCGGTTAACCCTTCAAACACTTTCAGAACTCCAAAGTTTTGTTTTAGCAATCCTGCCATATTTAAATTAGGAAATGGAATAGCATTTTCTTTTGTCTTGTTGATAATCTGTCCACCATTTTTACTAATGTCATTTGTTATTGTGTCAGCTTTAATATTAACACCACCATTAGTATTTTCAATATCTACTTTACTCCCTTTAATTAATACATTTCCTTCTGCAAAGATACCAATGTCATCTGACTTTGCATTTATTATAATTCTATCAGAGTCAAAGTTTATTTGTGGTCCATTGTAATCTAAATTAATAAGTTCAGAAAATTTAAGTGTTGGTTCTGAATAATCAACCCTTTGATTTTGCGTCATCAGAACTTGGCCCTCACCATTCTGTATATTTGTTTTTGGTGAATTAAGTGTTGGTTGATTACTACTCAATTTTATTGAGTTATTGAATCTACCTTGTATAATTGTATCACCCTCATTTACATCTACTCTTTCATTTTTCTCATCAATAAAAATTGAATTTCTTAAATTGTTGGGACTACTCGTATTACTAAGATTAGATTGTTGTGAATTAATTCTTCTCGGTAAGGGATTCAAGTCTGAAAAATAATATCTTTTACCTACTGGCTTATTGTCAGGACCTATTGTTACAAATACCTCTAATCCAAGAACTATTTCATCAACTATCGGATATTGTATCACATTTTGATTCAATGGTAAAAATGTTTGAAGTTCTGGTGTAGGTTTATCGTGTTCCGAAACACAATATCTACCCTCAATACTTCCATCAGGATTAAAGTTTTTGACTTCAACTGGTTCTATTTCATATTGAAATGTTTGACCTAAAATTTGATTTACTAAAAGCTTGACTTCATCTGTGGTCATCATTTTGTTTGACAACTTATCGGACTCTCCGCCACCGTCCTTAATTACTTTATATGCCATTAGCTTCCTTTGTTGATAGATTCCAAGACTTCATCTTGTTTGTTTTGTAACTCTTGAACATCCGTTTCTATTGCATTCATCAGTTGTTCTTTTTCTGCTT